AATGGCTAATTATGTCGATGCCATTTCAAGAACTCTTGGAAATTAAAATTATATAAATAGATAAAACACACTAAGGAGAAAAAAATGAACGGTCCGTCTTATGACATCCTAAAAGAAAAGTGGAAGCCTGTCCTTAACCACAACAAACTTCCAGAAATCGATGATGCTCATCGCCGATCAGTAACAGCAGTTATTCTTGAAAACACTGAAAAAGAAGTAAGAAATGCTGCAGCAGTTGCTGGAATGACTATGTCAGGTAGTTATGGCATGCGCTCAAATATGCTAAACGAAGATTCACCAACAAATGCTATGGGTGCATCGTCATCTACAGCTGCTGCTGGTTCAATTGACATTTACGATCCAGTACTTATTTCATTAGTGCGTCGTGCAATGCCAAATCTTATTGCCTATGATATCTGTGGCGTACAGCCAATGACCGGTCCAGCTGGACTTATCTTTGCAATGAGAGCTCGTTATTCTAACCAGGCTGGTGACGAAGCATTCTTCAACGAAGTTGATACTGCTCATGGTACTATTTCTGCCGGTGCTAATACACTTGGCGACAAGCATGTTGGTACATATCCTGGTAACACTACAACAGGAACTGCAAACCTTGCTGAAGATGGCATCTATAACTTTGCCGATGGTATGTCAACTTCAACCCAAGAAGCACTTGGTTCTAACTCATCTCTGGTATTCCCAGAAATGGCATTTAGTATCGAAAAGGTTACAGTAGAAGCTAAGGGCCGTGCTCTTAAAGCTGAATACTCATTAGAACTTGCTCAGGATCTTAAGGCTATCCATGGTCTTGATGCTGAAGGCGAACTTTCTAATATCCTTTCCGCTGAACTTCTTGCAGAAATTAACCGTGAAGTTGTACGTACAATTAACGTAACAGCTACACGCGGAGCTTCTGAAGGAACTACAACTGCAGGTCGTTTCGATCTAGACACCGACTCTAACGGTCGTTGGTCAGTTGAAAAATTCAAGGGTCTTATGATGCACATCGAAAGAGAAGCTAATAAGATTGCTAAAGCAACAAGACGTGGTAAGGGTAATATGCTTATCTGTTCTTCAGACGTTGCTTCTGCTCTTCAGATGGCTGGTATTCTTGATTATACTCCAGCACTTAACTCTAACAACTTAATGGTTGATGATACTGGCGCAACATTCGCTGGTATTCTAAATGGCCGTTATCGTGTTTATGTTGATCCATATGCTGCAGGTAACTATATGACAGTTGGTTATAAGGGTGCTAATGCATTCGACGCCGGGTTGTTCTATTGCCCATACGTTCCATTACAGATGGTTCGTGCAGTTGATCCAAATACATTCCAGCCTAAAATTGGTTTCAAGACTCGATACGGAATGGTATCAAATCCATTCAGTAAAGTGGTTGAATCTCCAGCTGGTTACTTCACACCATCAGCAGGTGCTGGTGCTCTTGAAAAAGATGCCAATGCTTACTACCGTCGTGTTATGGTTGATAACATAATGTAGGTCTAAATAAATACACTTTACTAAATCTTATATAAATACTCCTAGTGGAAACATTAGGAGTATTTTTTGTGATTAATAAAGTCTTTATTATTTACATTTAATCAAAAGTATATTATAATTATATTATGTCAAAAAAAATAAAAATCCCAGCTAAAAAAGAATTATTAGAGATTTATACTAAATATGGCGAAAGTATATCTAGTTTAGCTAAACTATACAACACTTCTAATCCTACTATTAGAAAATGGCTTAAGAACTATGATATTATTCTTAAGTCTCATAGAGACGTGTCAAGAGAAGTTAATAGATCTAAAAATAAAAAAACTCCAAATAAAGAAACGTTTGAAAAATTATATTTAGAAAATAGTATTAAAGATCTTGAAAAAATATTTAGCGTGTCTCAAGCAACCATTTATCAATGGATAAATGAACTAAATATTGAAACACAAACGTTGGGTGAAAGAGTATCTAGTGGTAAAACTATATCCTTTTTAAAAAAAATACCAGATCATAATACTATATTACATACATATTCTCAAGAAAAGAATATGGAGAAAACAGCTGAATTGTGCAACATGTCTGTTTCTTATTTGAAAAAACACTTTAAAGAAAATAATATAAAAACTATAAAAACCTGGTCTAGCAAAAAAGAAAAAGAAATATTTGAATATTTACTAACAAATGATAACTTCGGTAAATGGGAAGCATGTAATAGATCTTTAATATATCCATTTGAACTTGATATTGTTTCACACGAAAGAAAAATTGCTATAGAGTATTGTGGTTTATATTGGCACAGTGAAATATCTGGAAATAAACAGCCAAATTATCATTTAAATAAAAAACAAATGTGTGAAAAACTTGATTATCAACTTATTACTATATTTGATTCAGATGATATATTAAAAGTATATTCGTTCTTAGATCATATTATTGGTAAAAATAAACCCATCTATGCAAGAAATACTAGGTTTGATATTGTAGAAAATGAACAATCTAAATCTTTTAATGAAAAATATCATATGCATGGAAATCATACAGGAAAAATAAAAGTTGGGTTATTTCTTGATAACGAATTAGTTTTAAATGCTTCTTTTTCAAAATCTAGATATAATAAAACATATGATTCAGAATGTATTAGAATGACTTCTCATAAAAATTTTAGAATCATCGGTGGCGTATCTAAAATCTTTAAAAATGTTATTAAAGAATATGATATGAAAAATATAATCACTTATGTAGATTTAAGATACGGCACTGGAAAGTCATATAGTAAAAGTGGCATGTCTTTTAGCCACTCTAGTCCTCCAAATTATTGGTATTTTAAATCATCTATTGGAATATTACATTCAAGAATACAGTTCCAGAAACATAAACTTAAAGATAAATTAGAATCATTTGATGAAAATCTAACAGAGTGGGAAAACATGAAAGCAAATGGATGGGATAGAATATGGGATTGTGGTAACGGAGCTTATATAAATAATAATAACAAGGATAATATTGTATAAATAATGATAAGAACAAGATCTCGTTAAGAGACTTAACTGGGAGGCTTTCGAGCCTCCCTTTTTTATACTTATAAATAGTAATAAATGAATTTGTATAAAGGCTCAAATAATGGATTTTGTTAAGAACTCTCCAGTAAATAAAAATCAATTATCTCCACTAGGACATAAGTTTGCTATAACAAGACTTCCAAATACAGTATATTGGTGCCAGTCTATCAATGTTCCTAATTTAACCCTTGGTGAAATAAAGACCGGAAACCCATTTACAGAACTTAATTATGCTGGCGATCACCTGAAGTTTTCTCCATTAAATGTTACGTTCAAAATAGATGAAGATATGAAGAACTATTTAGAAATATATAATTGGATGATTGGTCTTGGTTTTCCAGAAAAATTTAATCAATTTGCAGATCTAGTTACAGATGATTTAGATGGTGGACCATATGGTATAAGATCTGATGCTTCTTTATTAGTCACAAGCAGTAATATGAACGCAAATTTAGAAGTAGTATATAGAGATATATTTCCTATTGCATTAACCGATTTTGTATTTGATACTAGACTTACAACAGTAGAGTATTTAACAGCTACTGTTACATTTTCTATTAGAGATTTTACACTACAAGCAATATAAATGTTTACATTTTAAGCTTAATATGTTATAATATTACTTTAGTACACAATGGAGTTATGAATGACTACTGAAGAAATATTTGAATTATGGAATATAGATTGTAAAATAGACTCTTTAGATCTTGGAAGAGCTTCTCTAGACATTCCGATTATACATAATAAATACTTACAGATCTATAATAAAGAAAAACGAATACTTAATGATTTTCAGAAAAAGTATAAAAAGCTTTTTCATCTGAAAACAGAATATTATATGGGTAATTTAAATGGAACAGAAGAGTTACAGAAGCTTGGTTGGAAGCCGTTTAAATATACTATTCTAAAATCCGACATATCAAGGCACATTGAATCAGATTCTGATGTACAGAAACTACTTTTGATGATGGAAGATCAAAAACTTAAAGTAGAAAATCTGCAGGCCATTATAAAAGAGCTTAATGTTAGAAACTTTATTATAAAAAATGCAATAGACTGGAGAAAGTTTACAGAAGGAGCTCTATAATGAAACCTGTTCATAGAAAAATACATCAAAGACTTCCATTTACTGAATTAATGAAAACATTTAAAGATGCTGTTATACAATTCACTACGCTTTATACTTCAGGAGAATATATAAAAAATAAGATTCCAGCTAATATTTGGGATTTTGGAGATGTTGTGTCTATACAAATAGAAAGTGAATTTGATGAAAAGAGTTAATGATGCATTGATGGAGTGTATGGTTACAGAATTTATACCATCTAGACCAGAACTCACTAGAATATTTGGATATGAGTGTTCTAGGTTTAATTTGCCTGGAAGACCAGTGACTAATATAGGAAGAGCTATTAAAATGGAGATGACTTGGAATACATAACATTACATAAAAAAAATGAAGCACATATAAAGGTTGAATGCGATTCTGGTGTAGCCCAAGAATTAAGTGAATTTTTTAAATTTAGAGTACCTGGCTATAAGTTTATGCAAGCTTATAAAAATCGTATGTGGGATGGTTATATAAGACTTTTCAATACAAATACTCATGAGATTTATGCTGGCCTGGCTGATTATATAGATAAATTTGCTAAAGACAGAGAATATCTATTAGAGTATTCATATGACTTTGGCGACGAAGAATTTTCTTTAAAAGAAGCCAGAGACTTTGTTCTCCAAAACAAAGATATGATAAAAATGGCTCCTAGAGATTATCAAATGGACGCTTTTGCTCATGCTATTAGAAAATCTAGAAGTCTATTATTATCTCCTACGGCATCTGGTAAATCATTTATAATATATCTTATTATGCTATATTATAATTTACCTACTCTTATTGTAGTTCCAACAACTACTCTTGTTCATCAAATGGCTGCTGATTTTGTTGAATATGGATATGACGAAAAAGATATTCATAAAATATATTCTGGTCAAGATAAAGACACTGATGCTAAAGTAGTAATTACAACGTGGCAATCTATTTATAAACTTAAACCTTCTTGGTTTAAGAAATATGATGTTGTTTTTGGCGATGAAGCTCATTTATTTAAAGCAAAATCTCTTATAGATATTTTAACAAAAATGGTTGATACAAAGTATAGATTTGGATTTACTGGTACTTTAGATGGAAGCCATACACACAAACTTGTTTTAGAAGGTTTGTTTGGAACAGTTAATAGAGTAACAACAACAAAAGAACTTATTGATAATAAACAACTATCAGCGTTTGATATAAAGTGTATTATATTACAGTATCCAGATGAGATACGTAAGGCAATGAAGAAAAGCACTTACCAAGATGAAATAGATTATATTGTAAGAAACGAAAAAAGAAATAAATTTATAAAGAACTTAACTCTATCATTGAATGGAAACACTCTTTTATTGTTTCAATTTGTAGAAAAACATGGCAAAATTCTTTATGAATCAATGGAGAAAGAAAGAAAAAACGTATATTTTATTCACGGTGGAATCGATGGTAATATTAGAAATGAAATAAGACAAATAGTAGAAGGGCAAACAGATGCTATTATTATTGCTTCGTACGGTGTTTTCTCTACAGGAATAAATATTAAGAACCTGCATAATATTATATTTGCTAGTCCAAGTAAATCGAGAATTAGAAATCTTCAATCTATTGGTCGTGGACTTAGACGAAGCGAAACAAAAGAATCTGCTACTTTATTTGATATAGCTGATGATTTAGTATGGAAGAGCAAAAAGAATCATACTATATTACATCTTGTAGAAAGAATAAAAATATACAACGAAGAAAAATTCAATTATAAAATTTATAATGTTAAATTGAGGTAAATAAATGAAACTTTCCAAAGGCGATCTTTGTATAATAAAAACAACAGACCAAGAAGTAATAATTGGAAGCTATACTGAAGAAGGATCAGATTTTGTAACTATAGAACAGCCATATTCAATATTATTTCAAGAACCATTAGACGACGGCCATCCGCCAAGAATATATTTATCTAAATACAACATGTTTGGTAATAATAGATTTACAACTCTATCAAAATATAGTATAATAACACTATATGAAAGTAGTGAAACTATTAATACTTTATATGCTCATTATTTAAAACTAAAGTTAAAAGAAAGTGAGCAAATAAAATTTATCAATTTATCTGATGATGATGAATATGATTCAATGAATATGTTAAATAATAATAACAGTAACACAACAATTCATTAGGAATACAATGGCACACTACGTAAATAATAAAAAAATGTATGAAGCATTATGTGAATATAAAAAGAAAGTCGCAGAAGCAGAAGAACAGGGAAAAGAAAAGCCTAGAATACCAAACTATCTTGGTGAATGCTTTTTAATGATAGCAAATAGATTAGGAACTAAACCAAATTTTTCTGGTTATACTTATAAAGAAGAGATGATATCTGATGGAATAGAAAATTGTATAATAGTTATAGATAATTTTAATAGTGACAAATATAGTAATCCATTCGCATATTTTACTCAAATTATATGGTATGCTTTTCTTAGACGAATAGAAAAAGAGAAAAAACAAACTTATATAAGATATAAATCATTCCAAGAACTAAATGCTATGGGTGATCTTGTGAACTCACAGGATAGCGAAGTTGAAGTAACATATACAATCAATATTAATGATGAATACATGAATAATCTTATAGAAACTTTTGAAAAAACTAAATCAAAGAAAAAGGCGGCAAAGAAAAAAGGATTAGAAAACTTTATAGAAGAAGAAAAAGATGATGATGCAGAAAAAAAATGAACATTTGGTGCCAGATATGATAAAAGATATGTGCCAAAAATTTGAAAAAATAGATAAAAGAAGTGGCGAGTTTTCTGCTGTAGCAGAAAGACTTACGACTATTCGTGATTATATCGATTTATATTTGAAAGTTAGAAATTTTAAATGAATGAAAAAGTAGCTATAATTACAGACACACACTGGGGTATTCGAAACGATAATTTATCTTTTTTAGAACATAACAAAAAATTCTTAGATGAAGTTTTTTTCCCAGAAATAGAAAAACAAAAAATACAACATATTATACATTTAGGTGATTTAACAGATCGCCAAAAATATATAAACTGGAATACTGCGCACCATTTAAAAGAAGATTTTGTGCAGCCGATAATCGATAAAAATTTAAAATTGACTATAACAATAGGCAACCATGATACATATTGGAAAAATTCTAATTATGTAAACTCTATTAATAATTTATATGGTTTTGTTGATGCTATTGATATAATAGAAAAACCAATCGAAAAAGATTTCTTTGGAACAAAAGTTTTGTTAATGCCATGGATTTGTAAAAAAACAGAAGAAGCTAGTTTTGATTTAATAAAGAACACAGATTCACAGATATTAATGGGCCATTTAGAAATATCTGGTTTTGAAATGTATAAAGGAGTTCATCATCAAGATGGATTAGATCCACACATTTTAGATAAATTTGATACGGTTTTTTCTGGACATTTTCATCACAAATCATCTAGTAAAAATATCCATTATCTTGGCTCTCACGCTCAATTTACTTGGTCTGATTATGGCGATGAACGCGGTTTTCATATATTTGATTTTAAAAATAGAGAATTGACTTTTGTAAAGAATCCATATGAGACTTTTAAGAAATATGTTTATGATGACTCGATTATGGATACGTCAGATGTTGTAAATTTTAAAACAGAAGAATTTAATGATTGTTATGTCAAAGTAATAGTTAGAAATAAAAATAATTCATTTTTATATGATTCAATTATTGATAAGTTAGAAAATAGTGGAGCTATAGATATTAAATCTGTCGATGATAATTTACATATCGATACTATAGAAGCAGATGATATTATTAATGAAGCAGAAGATACTATTACAATAATTAAAAATGAAATTTATAAAACAAAATCTGGCGATTTAAAAAGCATTGAAAAAAATATGATTAGTTTATATGAAGAGGCCCTTACACTAGAATGATTGAATTCAAATATGTAAAATGGAAAAATTTTCTAAGCACAGGAAACGATTGGACTAGACTTGAATTAAACCAACACAACATGACATTAGTTATTGGAGAAAACGGAGCTGGTAAATCTACAATGCTCGATGCAATAACATTTGTGTTGTATGGTAAACCATTTAGAAAAGTAAACAAGGGTCAACTGATCAATTCTATAAACAATAAAGAATGCTTAGTAGAGATTGAATTTAGCATAGGAACAAATGATTATCGTGTTAAAAGAGGCTTAAAAAAGAATATATTTGAAATATATAAAAACAATGAACTTATTGAGCAAGATACTAAAGTATTAGATTATCAAACTCAATTTGAAAAAACTGTTTTAAAGCTTAATTTTAAATCGTTTTGTCAAGTTGTTATTCTTGGATCAGCATCATTTATTCCTTTTATGGAACTAAAGCTAAGTGATAGAAGAGAAATAATAGAGGATATTTTAGATTTACAAATATTTACTATTATGAATTCTTTGCTTAAGAAAAAAATGGAAGTTAATAATAAAGAAATTGTTGATGTAGATTATAACATTAAATTAATAGAAGAAAAGATAATATTAAAAGAAAAACATTTAGAAGAAATGAATACAAATCATCAGGAAATAATTGATGATTATAAAAGAAGAATTAAAAAAAACGAAAATATGATTTTTGACAATGATTTAGTTATTGATGAAATAAGTGAAAAAATATCAAATCTTCAAAATAAAACAAAAGATGTTAATAAAATAAAGAAGCAATTAGAAGAGTTTAGACAAATAAAAACAAAGATTGTTACAAAAAGATCAAATATTGAAAAAGAAATATCTTTTTTTAATAATAATGATGTATGTCCAACATGTAGTAGAGATATAGATAAAGAATTTAAAGATAATAGAATATCTGTTAA